GCTAGATATGCACCCACACCAAATGATAATAAATAACCCAATACTTTTAGGTCTTTCTTTAATACTTCACTTAATACTATTTTTTTCTTTGTCATGAACTCTCACCCACTTTCGTAAAATACTTTAATTTTATAAATTCCCATAGTCCATAATCAAGCAAATTCTTAGCCTGTGAGGCTTTTAGGTCACTTCTGAGGGCTTTCTCGGTGACTTTGGCTATGTCTACCTTGTTTTTCAACGAAGCCACCTCCTCAGCCAACGTTTTATTCTTCGCTTCAAAGGTATCGGCCCTCCAAGCTGCCTTATCCCTCTCACCTCTTGCCTCAAGTAACTGTTTAGCAAGATCCGAGTTGTCCCGCTCTTGTGTTTCAAGGTCCACTCTAAGTCCAGCGACTTCTTCAGCCTTTTTAGACAAGTCTGTATTACAACTCTTGAGAGAGTCGTTAAGGTCTGAAATTTTGTCTTCTTGTGATACTTCATTTTTAGGTTCTCCTGAATAAAGCCTTAATCCATAAATATATCTTGCTGGCTCACCATACTTGGCGTGGAAGAAATATGTTTCTCCAGTCCAAGGGTCGTTTATTAAGTAATGCCCATCGTCTGATTTACCTATTATTAGAACGAAGTGTGTTTGCACCCCTGCTGTGGGTGAGAAGTCTACCATTGCTATTACCGGTTTTTTCTCGTTCAAATACTTATCTATCTTTGTTAAATCGCAAGGTAAGTCGTAACAATTATAAAATTCGTCTGCGGTTATATCTCCAAATACGTTGGCTGCTGCAAAGAAATTGACCATGTTTTTTTGGTCAAATACGTTCTTATCTTTGTATACTTCGTTTAGTACATCTGGTAAAAACTCATGTCCGTAATAACTTAACAACATTGCGTGGCAAGTTAAAAGGCATCCTTTGTTCGATATTGTGCTAGTGCCAGTTCCTAGTTTTTTTCTTGACCATCTAACGTCCTTTTGCGATAATGGATTTATCGGGAGTTTAATATTTCCTCCTTTAGTTTTCTATTTTCTTTTCTTAACTTTCTGATTACTTTTTCCATAATGGTATAGATATTATGTTCCTTCGGTTTAACTAACATCAAATTTTCGATAGCATTATTTTCTGGGTTGTTGTCAATATGATGGACTTGTTCCCATGAGTTGAGTCTTCTGCCGAGCTCTTGTTCCATAATGTATCGATGTTCCCAAACATTTCCTCTACCTCTAATGTAAATTTTGATATATTTTCCACCAGAAACTTTTTTCCTTTTACCAGCTGTTTTTTCGTAAAAACACTCCGAAGAACAGTATTTACGCTTTTTTGCTTGAGACTCCGTATGAACCAAGAAACTCTTTCCACAAGTTTTACAAACCTTTTTTTCTTTATAACCAATACCAGTTCTTGCTTTAACAGAACACTCTTTACTACAATATCTTTGAATTTTTCCAATGCCCTGGTTTTTGGGATAGAAACTTTTCTTGCAGATAGGGCAGTTAGCCACTCTTCGTCTTTCTCTCCTCGCTTCCCCCCAACATCCTCTTGAGCAATATTTATATGGTTTATTGCCAGGCCGATGAAACTTTTCCTTACAAACCTCGCAGATATAATTTGCCATAGCTCATTATACCATACTTTAATGTCTTTTTGGTTCAATGGTATTATTGGTAATTTCATCTAAGCTGTTATCTTTTTCCAAACCCAGTTAATCCCACCAGTTATAAGAGCGCTCGTTATAATAGCCATACCCATTATTTTTCCCTTGAAGTCTTCAAGTACATCAACTCTGTTTTCTATTTTACCCATACGCTTATCCATTTTGCCTTCCATAGCAGAAACGATTGCATGGGTATCCTTCAACAAATCATAACTTGTTGGTTTTGCCATTGCTTTAATTATAGCAGAAGAGAAGATGTGCTAAAATAAACCATGGACCCAAATACAGGAAGTTTCGGAGCTGCAGCAGGAGGGCAGGGAAACGCCATTGCCCAAGCTATGCAACGAAGAGGCATGGGAGAAGCTACATCTGAACAAATCACACCAGGAGCGCCCACAGCGCTTGAGAGGGGCGTACCGCAAAGTGTAGGAGCTAACCCTCCACAGGCTATCCCAGGCCAAGCACCACGCCAACAGGGACTTGGGGCGCCACCTACAACAGCAGAGAGCGAAATCATTGTGAAAGCATTAGATTCTAGATTAAAGACTCTAGGTAAACTTCAAGAAGCCGGAATACAGGTATAGATATAAACAGCCACATATACTATAATTAAGAGAACATGATCTGGTTAGGAATGTTTATTGTGGTAATTCTTCTTTCTAGTTCCTTTTGGGGTCTTCTTGTTTTACTGATTCACAGAATAGACGAAAAATTATAATCCTCCTAGTGTGGCTCTTCCTAGGGTTGCCCTCCATAGTCCTTTAGCAATCGTCTTTGGTAGCTTTATAGTAAATCTCAATAATGCTCTGTTCTGATACACTTCAGGTGCTGATATCTTTAGTACATTTATGGCTTCCTTGTACATAGTTTTTAATAATTTAGGGTTTAGTCCTTTACCTGTCTTTGATGATTGATTAAAAGCATCGCCTAAGAAATCTAGAACTTGTAATAAATCTTCTGGGTTCTTGGCTCCTGCTATTAATTTTCTGTACTTCGCCATCGTATTTTCAAGAGCTGGTACCTTCTTAACCATAGCTTCACCGGCCTCAAGAATAGGTTTGGTGTTAATTTTTACATTAGATAGTTTCTTCGCTGCTTCCTTCTGTGCATTGCTAAGTATTTTGCCCGGTGCTTTACTTTCTATCTTTTCTCCAATCTTAACTACCTTGCTCTTAAATCCACCTTTTGCTGTTTGCTCTACTACCTCTTCAGCAACTTCCTGACCACCCTTTTTAAGTAGCCTTTCTCCACCCTTTCTAATCAAATTTGCGCCACCTTTAACTAATGCTGGTAATTCTGCTGCAGCTGCTATTTCAGTTGCAACGCTGCCTGCACGTAGTATGGCTGGATCGTCAATTGATTTGCTAAATAGATCTTCTATGTTTTGTGCATTAATACCAACCTGATTAAGTGTATCCTCGGAGACTTGTAATAACCTCTCCCTCTGTTCTGGGTCGTCTACCTCCATGGCCTTATCAAAGGCTTTATTAGCCATTTTTATCGCATCTTCTTGCGATTTTACAAAATCATCTCCTGTTTCTCCTTTTAGTCCCAAACTTGCACCAATGTCTTGTGATAAATCAAGAGACGCTCCAAAGAAGAACTCTGTAATAGGATTTCGCTTCTTTTCCAAGTCTGGCGGGGTGTCTGCAAGACCAGGATCCTCATCAAGGCCGGGCTTTTCCGTCAACTCATCAACACCAATGCCTTGAGACCTAGCCACTGTGCCTATTTCTAGTTTTAATTTATCTAGTTTCGCTTGGCGAGTTTTTGGACCATCGAGAACACCAGGAAGCAACTTTTTAAATCTCTTTTCTTCATCTTTGTTTATAGCTGCACCACTTCTTAAACGACCAATAATATCGGAAAGGTTCTCCTTCTCAAATTTTAATTCTCTTGATAGTCCTACTTTTGTACCAGCTAGCTTTAACCCGCCTTCAAGTCCCTCTTTTTCTGGTCTAGTATCGAGTATTTCCTCAAGCCTTTTTATGCTAGATGTTCCAGATGTAACAATTCCCCTTAATCTAGCTTTTGCTGCGGCTACATCTGTATCCTCGCCTTCTTCTTCTTGTGTTTCCGCAAATCCTTCCTCTAGGTCAATAAAGCTTTGGAATTGGCTAGCAGCGGATTTATCTCCTGCAGCCAAAGCCTTACCTTTTGCTTGATATAAATCTTCTAAAGATGCACCAAAAGGATTAGTCGAGCTGGTTGTTTTTGTAGTAGAAGGGGGTGTGGTTGACACAGGCGCTTGTCCTGCTTGTGGAGGAGCCGGAGGAGCACCAGCATTATTTAACGCTTGACTGTATTCGTCATCGTTTACTTCTATTAATTGTCCTGATTGTGTATCGTAAATTTGTGGCATATTATCTTGTTGGAACCCATTCTGTACCAGTAAAATACCAATTTCCTGATGTAGTTCCTGCTCCACTGAATGGGGTTTGATTTGGTGAACCCAAGTATTGAGTTAAGTCACCAGTTCTAGTATCGCTCTGATTTTTAATAGCAGCTGATTGCCTGATTGCCTCATCTGTACCTAGCTTGATAAGCTCAATTTGCCTTTGATATTCATTTTCTGACATCGCTAATTGATTAGCTCTATCAAGTTCTCCCTGAGTAGATTGAAAGCCTTGACTCATTTTGGTCAATATTGTCGTTAACTCATTTTGTTTATCTTGACTATAATTAGCTTGTTCTCGTGCCAATCTATCCTGAAAAAGAGGGAGTTTTGCCTTATAAAAAGGTTCTAATTCTTTCGCTTGATCGGCTACTAATAGACCCAACCTTTCGTCCAATTCACCCTCTGCAAACTGTTGTTGACTAACTGCTTCTTGTGCTACAGGAGCTATTTTGCCCTGTTCTGAGGCTATTCTTTTTTGTAAATTAGGGGCAGATATACCAACTTGCTTAGAAATCGTCCCCTGTGTGCTTGGGATGCCTTTTAAGGTCTGTGTGAGGTCAAATGCTGACTGTCTTAGGGCTGGTAGCTGTAGGTCGCCTCCTATTCGCTCTGAGGCACTAGTAAGTGTTTCTTGTCCTGCTACTCTCTCGTCTAGAGCTGACAAAAATCCTTCTTCTTCTTTCTTTTGACTAGCAGCTAAAGCTGTACCACCTGGGGAGAAATTACTTGAAATAAACTGATACTCACCGCTTCCTGGATCAGCATCTATAGAAAAAGACTGCCCTGCTGTAAGCGGGGTATTTTGATCAACACCCATAAAACTACCCAAGACATCGGATCTGAAAGCAGCGCCAGTCTCACGCTGTATGTCTCTTAACGTTTTTCCTACAAATTGTTCTGGTACTTCAAATTGGGCCATGTTTAAAATTATTGATAAGTAAAGTCAAAATCACGAAAATGTTTTTTTGACGCCTTTTCTCGTACTCTAATTGCATCTTCCTTGTTATAAAAATTGCCAAGACCTTTATTCTTTCCATCAACTTGGATATACGCACACCACTTGTTTCTATCTTTGGAAAAATAAACACCCTTTTCCTTACTGTAGCTATCCTTTCTTATTTTGCTATTTATTCTGTTTTGACTTGGCGTACACCATCGAAGATTTTTCTTTCTATTGTCTAATTTATTTCTATTGATATGGTCAACATAATAACCGCTTGAATCTCCCATAATTATTTTATGAAGTATTATTGGTTTAGTTTTCTTTGTCTCAGAGTCATAAGTAGTCGTACGAGGATATCCTGCGGGCGACAGATGCCACCGTATCTTTGAAATCCAAGCAAAATCTTCATTATCAATTAAAAAGAATTTATTCTTTCCCAGTTTCCCACTTAATTCAATTTTTTTCATTTAGCACTCCTTGGTTTAATTATACCACTAATGTTTTCTTACCCTCACGGATTTCTTTGAAAACTTGAACTTATGGGGGTTTTCCATCAATTTATTGAGTTCCTTGTCGCCCATATCTCCTACTTCTTCTTCGATAATCGGTTTTTGTTTATTAATTCTTATACCAATACTCTTACTAACTGCAATTCTACCGTCTGGAAATTTAAGAACTTTTGTTTTCATACTGTTTGTGTTGTATCGTCTTGATTTGTTATATATCTGTCTCTAACCTTAGCTAAAATAACGGTGGCTGCACCTGCAGAGATATTCCTAATATATATATGAGTAAGAACTGCATAATATGGAATTTCCTCATCTGCGCCTATATCTGTGAATTTTTCAACACCTGTCCACTCATTCCAAGGACCGATTATTTGAAACTCACTTGCTGTGATTGAAGCTCCAAATGGTATTAAGTTCGCTTCTGCTACAGAGGTCTGATAAAGACTAATCTCTGGTTCAACCATTATATTTGCATCATTGTTATTAATAATCAAAATATCCAAGATTGTTTCATCACCATTATTGAGCGTAACTGAGGCTGATCCTGTACTTTGTAATTTAATTACATCGCCAAGACCTCTATTTTTAACAGCAGCGGGTTTTATATTTCTTTGTGATACTCTGACCATATTAAGTTATTGTAACATCGTCTCTTGTTGTTATATATCGTGTTCTGCCTCGGAAAAGAACTGTTTTTGATTCCCCTGCATCGCCCCCATAATTTACTGTCAGTTTTGCTGTTGGTTCCGATGGGGCAAAGTCATTAGAGTAAAAAATATGATATCCCGTACCGTCTGTGTCAGAACCATTATTGGGTATTAAAAAACCCATAGCATTTCCGGAACTCCAACTCCCCCTATCAACAATCTCTTGAACAACATCTGATATATCTGGCGTGGAAAATTCTGTATCGGCTATTGTGGTTCCTAAAGTCCAATCCACATTAGCTGTTGTTTTAGTTCTCCCTGTTGGGTCATTTGTTAAAATCGCAGTATCATCCTCATCAATACCATAAATTTTGGTTTTTGACGTATTGGTTGTGGTATCTCCAGCAGAAATCGTGATTGACAAAGTAGCTGTATTTATCGTTTCTCCCTGGGGAATGGTTACGTTTGTAAACCTCAATCCAGCCTCATAATATCCGTCTCCGCCAACACCACCATGTCCGATTGGGATGGTGCCTCCACCAGTTATCCAATTTGGTAAACTACTCTCTCTGTAGGAACCATCATCATCATTGGCAGATACCGAAACCTCAAAATCGGTAGAGGCTGTAGCTGTGTCATTCCTAACAAAAATTTTACTTACTATATTTTTACCATCTCCGGTACTTTGATCTCTCACTGGACCAATTATTTGATAATCAGAAGCATCTATGTTAGATCCATTTGGTATCAAATTAGCCTCGGAAATTGAAGTTTCATATAAAGAGATATCCTCTTGTACCCAAATAGGAACACCCAGTTTTGAAGAAGTTGTTAAAGTGAACGTGGTATCTTCACCTGCAGCTATTGTTGCAGAGGACTCTATGTTGTCTGTAACCTTAATAATATCTAACTTCTCTTCTACTATTGCGGTTGGTTTGAAGTCTCTTTGACCTTTCCTTGGCATTATTCATTATATCCTTCTTCTGCATTATCATTAAACAATACTTCGTGTTGAGTGAGTTTCGGGAAAGTTCCGCCACTGCTGGTAATGGTGAATCCAGCCTCCAATTCCTTAAATCTTTTGTTAAATAAGTCTTTTGCCCTTCTATCTCCAACCGTACTTGCAGCAGTTCCGGCAGTAAAAGAGGCTGTTCTCTCTAGCTTGCTTTTATTTGTGATTGTTTGACCAGACGCGAGGGCTTCAAACGTAGACACTTGGTGAACAAATGTTTTGCTTTTATCTGTATCTCCGTTATCAAAAATAAGGCTAGAATATACACCAGAGGTTGCAGCGGAGGCGCCCGGAGGGATTTTATCTACACCGTAAGTTGCGTTATCTCTCCAGCTGAAATAAATATCATCTCCGAAGACTTTAACCATTCCATATTTTAGAGTAGTCCCTTGCGTTGTACCAGTAGAGACAATATGTAAAAGTGTCAAAGCCTCACCAATCACTGTATTTTCCGAGCCGAAGGCATATATACCTTGTTCTAATCCAGTTGAGTCATCTGTAGACCCACTGACACCAATCAATACAATTCCGTCTAGGTTTGATATGGCACCTGGAAAGATATTTAAAACCTTGCCTCTTGCTAGTTTGGGTATTTTCTCAAATATCTTATTGATAGGCTCTAGTCCTTCATATAATCCACCTGTATTCCCATAAACTCCCAATATTCTGTTTCCTATATTCGTAATGGCGTTATTTGCTCCGATTGAGGATGTATCGTAGGGAATGTTAAACGAAGGTGATATTGTATCCCAAAGGAAAACTCTAGACTCTTCCGCTTCATCTACAGTTGCTCCCTTATAACAAGTTACAGCGATATATTCATCTATCTTTGCAATCGATCTTACTTTAAATCCTCTTTCTAATAATATTTTATTTGGATCATAAGTAGCTTGATCAAAAACTGCTAAATATGAATCGTTTCCGATAATTAGCTTGTCTTCGACTACTACCATTGGGTGAAACTCAGATGAAATCAATACACCGTACTCAACGACAAACTCTGCACCCTCTAAATCCGTATTTACATCCGTATCAACTCCACCATCTGCTACAGTTGTTGTTACATGGAAATGGTAAGAATTGCCAATAATCAATCTTAAGGCAGTTGCAAAAGTAAATGTTATATCTGCTACCGTTACACTTGCAGCGGCTATTGTTTTAGCACCAATTAAGTTATTTTCTGCATCGTGAACCGTAACTGTCCAATCTCCGGTACCATCGTCATCAACATCAATAGTTATTTCTTTTAATGGATCAAGTGCTGCCGTGAATGTCTGCCTATGTGTGGCCCCCTCGTTTACAGCAGTTGTTGTTGTGTAATCAGTACCTCCTGTGCCTCCGCCTGTTGTTTGAATGTCTGATATAGCTGCATCCCACCACGATGTTAAATCATCATCAAAAGCAGGAGTTCCAGTAAGTCTTCCATATCTGCCAAGCTCTATATCTAAGGCGTAATAGGCATAATCATCAAATATAGACAAACCTTCACCTGCACAGCCCGAAACTGTTCTTAGCGATGACCACACATCTGCGCTTGTTTCTCTATAAAACTTACCCCCATCTGACAAAAAGTATTTATTAGTATCGTAAGGGCTTCCATCAACAGCCCAATATATTAAATCCGTTACGTTTGCGCCTGATACTTTAGTCGGAGCCTTAGAAAGCGTGATGTAGTCGGGGGATTCAAAGGGGTTCAGATTCTTAATAAACCTAGCAGTAAAGGGTTTGTCTTTTCTTTCTCCAACAGTACCTATGGCACCAGATGTGTCTCTAATCGTGAGTTTTTGTTCCGTCATAACTTATTATACTATGTTTGGTTTAAACCCCTTTGGTTGAATCAATTTGTTGTCATAGTCGTATTGTTTATGACACGAAGCACATAACCGTTGCCAATCATTCAAATCTCTTTTATATTTATGGTCTTTGTTTGACCAATGCATCCCCACCTTATTGTCACTAATTTTTCCGCAAAAGTCACAAACATTTGGCGTACCCATTATTCTCTTTACCCACGAATGTATCGAGGATTGACTAGCTTTGTCACCCTTCCACGCTGGATGTTTATCACCAGTTATTTGGGGAATCTTCTTTCCTTTATAAAAACCCCACATTTTTTTTAGTGCCTGAAGTTGTTTGGGAGTTGGCTTTCTTCCCTTACTTGCTTTACCAATTTTTTTTAGTGCTTCTTTTGTATGAATGTGTCCTTTTACAAACCTACCTTGTTTGTCTCTCATCCATATATTTTACACCATCTACCCACTATTATCAACTGATGGTTTTTGACCAAAGGAAACTGACATTTTGGTTGCTTCTTCTGGCCATGTTGCGTTTGATTAAGCGTTTGTCGCTACGACTTGCGTACTTCTTTATACCTCTATCCACAATTTTCTGATACATATTTTCCCACTTATCTGCAGTTACAGAGTCTTTGCGTGGTCCTCTAAAGTAATCGGAAGTTGTGCCGTGACTCAATGCCTGGTGGAGCTCTGGTGGGAGCTCAGGGGATTCTCCTAAAGTGTAAGCCTGTCCTGCACCCGTTGTACCTTGAAATTTAGAATCTAGTTCGATAATGCTTGTACTGGTAAAACTCGTAACTCTATACCAATAACCATCTGTGTCCGATTTGATGAAACGTCCCACCATTAAAGCTGTGAAGGATGTTGCAGAGTCAGTAACAGTTGCGTCATCATTCGTAAATGTAGCTGTTCCTGTTATGTCTGCGGTGGTTAAACTCCTATCTCTATAATGAGATCCAAAGTTAATTGTATAAACAGCATCAGGTATAGGACATAATAAATAATCATCTCGTCTTGGGAAGATGTGGGTTGGATAATTACTAATGGTTACATAGTTTAAGTGGTCCCAAATTAGCTGTGAATTAACTACTTGGAGAGGAATATTTTGATCTCCAATATCAACATTTACAGCTTCGACATTAACTATTCCTGGTGGGTAATCATAATTTGCCTGATCTGCAACAGTTGACTTTGTTGTAGGAGGAGCTTCTGTTTTGTAAGTAGTAAACTGAGATAAAAGGTCTTGGTAACGTGTACCTAGATGCCTATCATGGAATGCTTTTAACGTAGTATCCGTAGAGCCTGGATTGCCAGTATTATCTCTAAAATCTGCCCAAAGATTTGTGTAGGTTAAGCGAATAGTAATATTCTCCTCTCTTTAGTAAGTTTGATGAGCCTCATACTTCATTATAACACTATGACCCCATACCTCTTAATAATCTATCTGAGGTGCCTGTAATTCCAGCAAATGGTACATCTGTACTAAATACAGGTGCTGGGTCTGCTGGAGCGCCTGTTAAATCATTATTTCCTGCTGTTTGTGAATCGGTGTAATCATTGTTAAACTTATAATAAGCAACTAAATTACCCTCACTTCCAGCAAGCTCTTGTTGATAATTGTCGGAAATTTCTGTCGGTGTTCTAATGTCAGTAAAAACCCTGCCTTCGTCAACAAGTCCGTCAAATGGGTCATCAACTTCACCTGCACTTCCTATGGCTGCGCCTACCCTAAACTCACCAGTTCCACTAAATATAGAGGTTGCAGAATCAAAAACATCAGTATTGGCTACTGGTGAACCATTAACATATAAAATTACTCCTGCTGCTCCTGCGGACACATCTGCTGTTGCCGCAACATGAATCCATACTCCAACATCATCACCGTCAAAGGCTGTGTTTGCTTGGACAAAGACAAAGTTTTCTACTGCGTGAACACCAGTATCATCAAAAGCAAAGCTCAATTTATCATCACTTTCTACCGAAAGTTTGTATGATTCGTTGGCTGTCTGCCTATTCCATTTTGAAATTATCGCAAAGTTGTTACTAACAGATGATGGTAGTTGTTCCAATTTTATCCACGCTTCAATGGTTATGTCGCCTGTTATATCTAACCCTGTTTGGTTGGCATCAGTAATAAAAGCATATTGACTACTACTATATTCTAAATCTAATGAATGTGTATTTGCCATCTATACCCACCCCCGCCAAGAACAAACGCCGCAAGCAGCTCTCCTAAGCTGTGGGTACTCAGGATGGTTGGTAGAAGGCTTAAGAATCATCATTTCACCTTTACACCCTTTTTCGGTACAAGCTATACCAGATTTTAGAAACTCCTTTTTAGGTGTTTTTTCCTTTTGATGTGTTTCGTATTTTTTTAATTTCATATTAGTCTGTCATTGATACATACGAGACGATTCCGTGTACGTTAATAGCTGCTGTTAGTTCCAAGTTTAACAGAGTTGCCGCAGTTCCCACAAACCAAGGTTGAGGACCAATAGGCATTACGAAACCTTCACGAGCCTGCAAAGGCTCTTGGCCAGTTTTGGCTGTTCCTCCCGCACCGTCTTCCCACCTTACATCTGTAGTTCCGTCTGAAATAATTACACATCCAAGAACAGCGATCCTTATCCCTGCTCCCTTTGCAGCTACTATTGTGTTATCTCCACTTGTAGATGTGTTGATAGCGGCACTTTCAACTGCGTATCCATTCCAAGTAGCAATTCTTCCTTGTCTATCAAAAGCTGCATTAACTCTATCGTTATCAGCTACTTCTTCAAGAGCAGCAGTAGGCTCTTGGGCCTTACCACCTATTTTTATAGGATTTCCAGCATCTACCGCATCAGAAGCCTCATCTCCTGTTATTTGAGCAGCAGCATTTAGCATTGTTAATCCAGTAATAGCTGACAAAGTTGAAACCGTAGTAACTGTTCCTGAGCTAACAACTACATTGTGTCCATCTGCTAACTGACCAGCTGAAGTTGCGAAACCTGATATTGGAGAACTCTCTGTTACTGTCAAAGGAGTCATGCTTGCGATACCCTGTATTGTCAAAACTGCTACATCTGCTGTGCCTGCTGTTCCAGAACCTCGTACATAGACCTCGTTACTGATAATATTGTCTATCGTTACGGCATGTCCATCTGCAAGTTGTTTTGCCGAAGTTGCAAAACCTGTTAGTGGGGTGCTTTCTGTTACTCCTATTGTTCCCTCTTGTTTAACAATTACATTTCCCTCTTTAGTAACAGCAATTGGTGTGTAGTCTTTATCTCCTGTACTTAGATCGGCTTGGTCTTCATTCTCTACTGCTAGGGCCATTACTCCTACATCACCGGTTGAATGAGCAGCATCTTCAGCTTTACCTAAGTTGGCTGCTGCTGTTCCTGGTGTAAGAGAAGTTGTTCCTGTTAAGGTTGTTACTGTGGTAATAGTACCAGAGCTAACAACTACATTGTGCCCATCTGCTAATTGCTTCGCAGAGGTTGCTAAACCAGCTCCATCTGCGACTATATCTACTTGCATTTGACCTGCTGCCACTGCACCAGCCACAACTGTAGTATCTGCTAATATTGCATCTGAATTGAAATCTTGTGTCCACAAAGCACCCTCTGCGCTTGATCTCATTCTTACCCAATCTCCTGCTACTGGAGTCAAGGCTGTAATAATATCGTCTCTTTCCATTAACCCCGCCACTCCTGTTGCGGGATCAGGCGCTACTGCGTTAGTTGCATATTCAGTTCCACCACCACCACCGGTAACATGTAAAGCACCGGTTGAATTTGTTCTTAGTGGGACAAAATCTCCATCAGCAGGCGTGAGAGCAGCTAAGGCATCGTCTCTAACAGCCAGAGTCATCGTACCTGTGTTTCCGTCAGCATAGGCCACGTTTGTGGCGTATTGTGTGCCTCCACCGAAGGTTGTTATCTGTGTTCCATCTCCATCAACAATAGAAACATCCATTGCGATAGCATTTGTAAGATTTTGCCCTGTAACAGCTCGCGTTGTTTCAGCAACATCATCCCAGATTACTAATGATGTTATATAGTTTTGTGTTCTTTTTGCTTCAGCCATGTTTTTAACAAAAAAATCCACCTAATGGTGGAATATATTTTCCGTTAATTTATTATAACATTATATTGGAAAATCCTGATTTGTTATTAGTTCTTGTTAGTATGCTCGTACCAGTCTAGATGAATTTCGTGTAAATTAGTACTTGCACCTATGTTTTGAATGAATAAACCATATTTCTTACCAGCCTTTAACATCCACTCTTGGGATGACCTTGCTGTGCCACCAATAGCTTTTGGTCCAGCACCTGCTACTAATTGAACGTGATCAAGTAATGTTACATAGGAAAAATTGGCGAGTGCTAGTTGTGCCTCTGTCATCCATGTTGCAGACCCAACTGTAGGAGTAGCTTGGAGGGACATAACAACACTTGTGTTCGCAGTATTTCTATTTCTATCAAGTGCAACTACTTGAGTTCCCTCATCATCATCTATTGTTACATCTTCCACCAAAAATGCTTCTGCTGCGCTTGAAGCAGAACCCTGTATAATAAGGTGAAGCCATTTTGCTCCGCTTGGTGTTTCAAACCCTACAAAAGTCCTGTCATCATCAGAACTAAGAGTAGTGTTGTCAATGTGAACAGCAAATGAACTTCCAGCATGTATTTCGTGGTGTTCGTATTCTATTATAGTAGCAGCCTCAGTTGAAGCATCTTGTGCGTAACGGTCATATTCTCCATAAGGTGCGGTTTCACCCTGACCGCTAGTATTTATATCCCATTGGTGTCCGTCTGTATCAAATATTCCTATTGGTCTTGTAAAAATGTATCCCTCTGTAGAGCCTTGTTGTCTTATCCAAGTACCATCTGTTTTTGACATTACATAATTTTCAACGATCTTTAATGGTAAGACTTGTGAGATTGCAATACCATCATCATCAACATCCTCAACTTCTGTACAATCAACAGGTAAGGGATGAATATCACTTGTAGCATAAATAGTATCCCCGCCGCCCTCAAACATGAGAACTCCGCCTGAAATAGTCGCATCTGTGTCTCCTTCTGTGTATTCTGCGGGTGGACCACTGGTGATAATAGCATCAACTCTCAGTCTATTAGTTGCTGCTGTTAATTCCGCTGCTAATGGAGTCTCGCCATCTGTGGATGATACGCCAATTAAAGTAGTTATAGCGTTAGCATCATGTATTGCTCTTCCCATGATTCATTATATCATCTGTGAAGTAGACGAAATCTAATCGCCTAACATCTTATTGAGCTTCTTGAGTTTCTCTAATCTCTTTGTTTCAAGTGCGTCTAACTGTATCTTTCTGTCTCTAAGTAGCTCTTTTTCCTTTTCTTGTAGCTTTCCCTTTCGCGATAAGCTGTTGGCTTTCTCGGTTAAAGCATCTTCTCGTTTTACTATCTCGTCTTCTCTATCCTGAAGCCTTCTGACCTTGTTAAGACTTTTTTGAAGTGTTGTTTGAAACTCTTTCATTTCGGTCATCTGTTCCGTAAAATCTTTCTTTTGTTTTTTTATCACGGCTGTATCTCTAGTGACTTTCTTTCTTGCTTCTACGATCCGTTCCGTTTCGGTATCTAGGGCTTTTTCCTTTTTAATACTCTCGTCTTGTTTTACTACCAAGGCGCGTTCTTTTTGCACGACTATATCATGCTGTCTTTTGATAGACTTCCCTTTATCTTCTAAGATTTCTGCTTGTTTAATGATCCCTGCAAAAGAGTCTATAACTACCTGTGCTTGTATTTTTAGTTTTTCTGTATCCATTAGATTTCAACTACGATCTCTGCTAATAACTTCTTCTTTAGTTCTGGGTCTGCCTCTAGTGCTATTCCGTTCAATTGCCTATCGTTTATTATTTGGTTATATACTTTCTTTATAATATGTTCAGCATAAACATCCTTTATCTCAGTAATCTCTCCTGCCGGTAAAGAGAACGTCTTTGGATTTTTTCCATGTATATCGTACTGAATGGTGATATCTTCTAAAAGGGGATTTCTAATAAGTTTAGTCATTTTCTTCCAACTCCTCTAGTCTTTTGAGAATAACAAGAAGAATTTTATGACTAACTTTGCTATTTAGTTTGTTTTCTTGATCTAATAGACGAAAGGTTTCATCCCAATCATCTTTTGCGATCTGTACCCCTAATATGTCTGATACTTGTTGTCTAATTTTCATTTTGAGATATACGATCCATAAGTACTTGTTTTTTGTCTGTTTTGCTGGTTTCAATACCCATTTCTTTAGCCACTTTTCTTAATTGGGGTTGGTTCATCTCTTCCAATGGTGTTTTTGTGGTACCATCAGTCGTTTTTTGCTCGATAGGTGCCTTAGGTTCCTCCACAGGAGCTCTCTTGCCTAGTAATTCGGTCATCATATCCTCGTGTGTGTCAGGTTTAGCCACGCTTTCTTTCTTTGATAGTTTGTCTACTCCGTACTCTTTAACAAGTCCAACATAGAGTTTTCTATAAATCTTCATTCTTTCTTCTGGGTTGGAAATTCCTTTTTCTAGTGCAAATTTGCTTTCTAAGTTATGCTGTGCTTCACCGGTCCACTTTTCCATCTCTTTTTGACCGAGTTCCTTACGTCTCTTGTTTTCTTTTTCTATCTCTTTCTTTTGTCTTTTCCCTAATATCAAATTAGCCATTTCCTTCAGATACTTGTCTGTCTTGAAGGTAGAGAGATCGGCTGTTCCATTGGCCGGAACAATATCTACATATGAATCCCATACTAACTCGAAGTCCTCATCTCTGATGTTTTTAACACGATGAGTATCTTGACTACGCCTTTTCATTTCCCTGTGAATTAAGCTCTGGTCTTTTTGGGCTGCCATTATGATGTTTTTATTTCTCCGTTGCTTCCCTTAACTGGTGACACTTTTACCCACCTAGTTGTAAACTTAGGAGGATCGATAACCAATCCACCATCTTCCATTCGTCTTACTGCTTGGGGGCTGTGCATAATTTGAAGGTCAACATTCTTTTTCTTTAAGAAATCCGTAACTTCTTTTAATTCCTTTGGAGTTATTGTTGCTGGGTTAATCTTTGACATATATTTGTCTTATTAAAATAGTATAACACTTAATTACCAGAGTCTGCAACTGATCCGTCTGAACTGATAGGATTCCAAATCGCAAAAAAGTCAATTACACCCGAATCTGTATCGTTTCCACCTGAAACAGTTAAAATTATGTCCTGACCATTAAGAGTATATAGAGGGAGATTGCCAGTGCTATCATCTTCTTGTCCGAGAATGAAGTATGCCGCAGGAGTTGCACTGTTAAACCAAAACTCACCGGCATCTATATCCGTATCGGTAGTTTGAGCATTGTAGATTGCAGTTGCTCCGGCTATTCCTGTTTCGAGGGTAGCTCCACCTGCCAATAAAGTAGTACATACTCCCAATATGCGTGCCTGAACTACACCTGTAACCGTAAATATAGCTCCACCATCTAAAGCCCCACCGTCATTGCCCCAAGCGTCAGCTGTGGCTCCGGCAAACGTAATGGTTTTCTTGGTAATAAGACCAAGGTTAGTAATTGGTTTATTGTTAGCGTCTAGGTAGAATGATTCTGCTATTTGTGCCATGACTAATTATAACATAATGATTAAAATTGAGGTCAATTGAAGATTAAGCTGCTGGATTTACGCCTGTTGCATAATTCGTTAATGAGGTATCATTGTTAGTTTGTCCTAATATCATTACGCCTGTTACTTCATCAGACCAGCCTGTAGAACCTACATTGATACAGTCTTTGAGTATTATAACTCCACCTTGGTCTGTTCCTACGCCACCCTTAATAACATCAGATTGAGTGGTTATGCCAGTCGTATCGGAATTGTCAATGAAGAAACAGTTGTTAAATATAGCAAACCTATTACAACCTGAATCTTCAACAAATAGATGTCGTGGTGCGTCTGCGTCTCCAGCCATCGTAAAGATACAGTTGTTAAACACATTGTTTGCATTGTTCTTGGCGGTTACAAATTCTATTGTTGCATTAGATGCTGTTCTGAGAACAGTATCAAGTCCAAATGTGCAGCTGTTGAAGGTGTTTTCACCTGAACCATTCAGTCTAATAATTCTTGCTGATGTGTCATCTCCTGCAGTAGCATTTCCCATACCTGCGAAATGAACTCCCTCGTAGTAATTGTAATCACTTGTCATTTCAACCGTAACATTAACATCTTGCATATTGCTGATAGTGAAGTTCTTGAAAATACAACTTCTCGTTGAAATTGTAAGACAAGGTGAAACTACTGCTGAACTGAAGCTCATACCTGCTCTTGGATTAAAAGCTGTAGGTGCTGTTGAACCAATTAAGTGGGTTCTTCTCTTGTTCCAATCAATTGCTGCTACTTCTGTGGTCCTTCCTGTTGAACTAGATGGTGTTATTAAAATTACATCATCATTGTCTGCTGTGGCTGCTGCCAAAGCTTCTGCTACAGTTGTAAAAGCATCATCCCTAGAAGTTCCACCACCACCGGCATCTGCACCTGGATCAACATACCAAATGTTACCAACTGAAGGTAATCCAATCATACCTTCAATATCAGCAGCATCCCATTTGAAACCGCCTTTACCTACTCCAAAAACATAATTTCTTGCTTTGCTCATAATATTATTCCATTCTTTTTCTCATATTCGGCAACTAAGCCAAAGTCTGGATGACTTTTTTCATTCTTTAACCACTTCATATCATAACTTTTATAATATGGTGATATTACTTTTTTCTTTTTTATCTTTTTCTTTCTCTTTAGTATTCCCATTTTATTAAAAAACCCTCGATTAAGAGGGTGAGTCTTAATCAGTTTCGCAATCTCCCGATTGTTTGTTAACTCCCGTTAATCCGATTAATCTAGTGTCAACCAACAAGGGTTCTGGAATGCGTCAACTGAAACTACTTGTAGTGAGTGTCCTACAACTTGGGTATTGGCTGCTACTGATATTGCAAGACATCCTTCTGTGGTTGTAGATGGTGAGAGTGATAGCAAGTCAACTGTAACATTTGCTCCGGCATCCATTAGGCAAGAGGATACTCCACCTGTGGCTAGCCATCCGTGATATGCGATCGTGATGTCAGATACCGCTAGTCCCATTACTGGTGCGATTGGTGTGGTTGCTTGAACAACTACATCTACATAAGGATTTCTGATTATTGTAACCTTGCTTGTAGTAGCAAGTGCTGTTTCAAGACCTTGATCAAGTGTAAGGTCGATTGATTGTCCGCTTGTTCCTGTTCCGTGTTGAACAATCTTTCTCGTTTGTCCGATTCCGTCTGAGGATGAGATTACAGCGTAACCTTCGTCAAACATGTTCGCGGTAACTGTGGTTGTACCGAGAGTGATCCCGACTACAGTTTCACCGATAGGCTCTATTGCATTAACAGCCATTGATTCAAATTCGTCATCTTGCGGTGAAGATGAGTAAGCCTGACCAGCTACTGTTTCTGCAACTGCTCTAGCATATCTAAACTTCCTACCATCTCCCATTTCAGCTTTTTGCCCAAATGCGTGTAGTTTATATTGGCTGTCTTTTAATATGTCTAATTCTTTAATTATCATGTTTATATTCCGGTAATTGCTATTCCTTTCCCATTGTGTCTGAATGATTTTGGTACCATCTGTCCGATTATTACAAAGAATCCTGCCATTCCTAACTGATCAGGCATCATTTCTAGCGGTTTATAGAACCATCCGTTGTATTCGCTTGGTAAAGAGTCTGCTCCTACACCTTCTGTTACTTTCGCTGTGCCTAGGTTTACTTTGTTGATCTTACCTTTATATTTGGATGGTACGGTTGTTCTACCTTGCCAGTCATAAGTATTTTCGTTAAGCATGTACCATACGCCTGAAGTACAAGCGTCATCTTTAATAACTGGTCTACCTCTGTATTCTACTGATGTGAGTCCGATTTTACCTTGCATGTCGCCTCGGCTCATTGATTCATCTCCCCTTATAGGAAGAATGTTATAGTTGTTTCGTAGTTGTGGGCTAATTAATTGTCCGAAAAGACTCCAAGCTGCTTGAGTTGTGTTGTGGATAGTAGGTTCTGATGTATTTACACCGGCTGCAGAAATTGCGTCATGAAGGGTGTCTAACTTAGCCAAGGTCATCGTACCCCAAGTTGTTCGTGTTGCGTCTAATACTGAGTATGTTCCTCTGGAATTTCCACCGATTGTGTCTAAAAGAGTACCATCGTCAACTATTGCTTCAAGTCCAAGCGGTTGATTTGATGCTCCTAGTGAAGAGTAAATTACTGAACCGATCTCTTGTACTGCCTCTTGTGCAGCATCTTCGTAGTTAAAGTCGTCTACATCGATTGTTCCTGCGGCGCCTACATTGGCGAAGCTCTCTAACATGATCGATACGTTAGGTTGTACACCAGCTGCGTGCCTGTACTCGGATGTGATTGTCGTATCCGCTGCTGCAAAATCAATATTCTCAAGTGCTGTTATCCATTGGAATCTCTCTGAGTTAGTTACTTTCATTGTTATGTCAGAAGATTTCCCTGAAGGGAACTTTTTGGCTTTACCCATGAGGCGAGAGTAATAAGATCTGGAGTTCAATACCTGGTCAACAACTTTAGCATACAACTTTCTCTCGGTTGTACCGTCTACTCTTTGTGTGTTCTGTATTCCGTCTACTGGCATTTTATTAATTCCACAAAAAAACTCCCCGGATGGAGAGTATATTCTCGTGTATGTCCTTATTATGAACTCTGTCTATGGGTCGTGTCAAGAAGCAAATTTAGGCTCCATCTTTGATTTGATCTACAGATTTTCCGTGAATATCGTCATAGGAATAGTCGTCTTTGTCATCGCCACCAACACCTTTTTTACCAAAGGATACTGGTGCATCAGCGCCAGCCGGTTCTTGATGTATTTCGTCTTTATGTCTGAGATAAATCAGTTCTATGGAAGTAATAGGAGCTAATCCTTTCTTCTGGCGTTCTATTCCGACTTCATGCATCTTTTTAAACAACCTAACTCTGATTTTCTTGCCGGGGTCATTAGGATCGTTTTCGTCTTTTATAGCCGGAATCAATTTAGATTCTACTAAACCTTCAACCTCACTGTCCCAATAATCGTTCCACTTTTTATCAACTTCCTTGGCTTCTTTTTCGTTATTATCTTGAACCTTAGCGATTTCCTCATCATTCTTCTTTCTTTTCCATTCTGCTAACTCAGCAGCGTATTCGTTATTTTCCTTCCAACTCTTAGGTTTGGTCTCTCCTCTTTTCTCCCATGGAGGAGTCAATCCATCCTCTTTTATCTCTTTCTCATCCTCTTTGCTAAGTCCCAAACCTTTAGCGATACCATCCATTACAGCCTTTTTAGTTTGTGCTACTGTTTCTTTCTTAAATTCCTCAACGTCAAACTTTTCCTCTTTCTCTTCTTTTTCTTCTTTCTCTTCTGTGTCCTCTTTTTCTTCTTTTTCTTCGGACTCTTCTTTTTCTGGGGTTTCCTTTTCTTCAACAACAACTTCTTCCTTCTCTTCAACTTCCTCTGGGGTTTCCTTTTCTTCAACAACAACCTCTTCTTCTTTTTCTCCTGTGGATTTTTCGGGGTCTTTTGCCATATATTTAGCTTATAGAATATCTTAACACACTATTTCATAGTATTTCAAGTATTACTACCTAACCTGATACTTGGCCTTTCACCTTCGTTCTGATGCGGTGATTGGTCATAAAAACCCAACTTATACAATTCATTTGTGTCCCAATACTCTCCCCAAACATCCTCACTAGCATCCCACCCTCCTAACTGTCCATGCTTTATAAAGAAAGCTGCTGCGATAGCATTGCTTTCAGCATCCTTCTTATCTCTTGATGGTAATTTATTATACAAGGCAGAGTCCTTACTGTCATTAAAGGCAAGAGCTTTGTCCCATAAACCTGGTGTGAATTGAAATAGCCCTGTGGGATAACCAGCCTTTACTCCATCAGGAGAATCATTAACCTTTTCGGGATTCAAACTGCTCTCTTGGAGTGCTATGTCATATAATAGTGCAGCGGGAACATCATACAACTTCCCTGCTTTGCTAATAGCAGAAACAACATCCTCACTGGGACTCACCTTCTGAAACCTAGTATCTCTCCCAAACCCTCTAACTGGAGCTGGAGTAGCCACTGGTTCTGGAGGAGCTATTATTCTCGGAGCAGGAGGTGCTATGTCTACGGGAGCAGGAGTAGGTTCGTCTTGTTTACCTGTCATTGACTTTAGCCTTTCCGATATTAAATCAGGTATGCCTGCAGCTCTTTCAAATATGTTCGGAGCAGTCTTAGTTGTCTCAGTTCTTGGAGGTTTCCCTTTTTCTATAACAATCTTCGAGTCTTTAGATCCAAACAAGCCAACAAGTATTTTTCTAAGCAAACCTTCTTCCTCTGGTTGCCTTTCGTTCATAGCCTCCATAGCTCCTGTTGGATTGATAGAAGTGGGGTTGAATGGCATGTTATAAGCTCCTAGTCGAACCCTGTGGTACCTCACCGGGGTTAGTAGCTACATTAGAAGTATCCGTTGGATTGGGGTTTTGATTTGTTTTACCCTCTTGACCAAACGACTGTGACGGTGAGCCTTCCTCTTGGCCTTGAGCCTTTTCCAAGACTTGCTGTATAAATTGCTGAACTACTTGCTGAATTTCGGGTGATAGCTGACCAAACTCAGGGCTCTGTAAGAACTGATTAAACGTATCTAAATATTCAGCTGTTGGTTTTTCCGGCATATTAGGTTGAGCACCTTGTTGCAGTTGCTGGATATCGAGTAATGCTTGTTGACCATCCTCACCGTTTAACTTATTACCCATTTGCTGACTACTTTCTAATCCCATACCGTATTTTGCGGTGTATTCTTCAGGAGATTGTAAGAAGAGCATCAACTTTAATGTACGACCCATTGGATCACTTGCTCCGATGTCTTTATAAAAGGTATGTGGATCGATCAGTTTCATCTTGCCCATATCCATAGCTCTGCGTTCTGCTTTAATTTTGTCTGTTCCTGAAGCAGTGGCTATAACCTGCATTCCATCATTTATCATGTCTCTTTGGAATTTATAAAAGGTAGTCTTACCATCTTCTCCTAGTACTTCAGTAAAGTCCTCTTCGTTTCTTCTGAGTTTTGTTAGTTGAAGGTCGGCTCTTACCATCTTCTCGGCAGCATATGTAATAGTTTCGTCTACAAGGTTGTCGTCTAACGCGAAGTTGCCCTCTCGTGCTATTTGGCTTGTAGTGGCTACATCAGTCTGTATCTCGCCTCTGGTTGCATTTGTGCCACCCTTGGCAAACAGTCTATCTCTAGTATCGCCATAGTCCTTGAACTCTTGTACAGTGGGAAGATCAGGTGGGATAATTCCATGCACATCCCTTACGTTCCCGTCAACCAATATGTCCTCGTCAGGATCGTTTAGGTCCATCTCTTCAATATCTTCAGCCTTTAACCCAGATTCCTTTGAAAAGACATTCTTTGTTCTATTAAGAAGCTTCTCTGCAATTATCTTTCCCCTTTGATCTAGGGTGTATTGCATTAGAATCATCTGACCTATTCTAGATGTGGCGCTAATAGGAGCTTTACCCATTTGGTCAGAAACCATAAATATATAAGGCTTTTCTGGTTGTTTGAAATAGTTTCTGTAAACGGTTTCTTCTCTGAATCCTTCAATCTCGGTGCCATTAGTAATAGACTCTCTTACCTTTTCTTCTGTCAGCATTTCTTTGTAAGAAAACAATATCTTTTCCCCGGACCAGTCCCAATTGGGGTCTTTCATTTTATGTAATATTAATTTGTGATACTTCCAAGCAAGACCTTCAACTCTTTCCCATTTATCCCCTACTTTGTCATACCAAGTAAACCAAACCTCCCAAGGGTGAACTATTGTTGCTAACTTCTTCTCGGAGGGCTTTTGGCCTTCAGTGAATAGCAAACCATCTTTCTTTGCTTCTTTTAAAATCTTTTCTTTTTTGTCAGGGAATTTAACAATCAATGCTTTTAGTGAAACATGCAGTCTTTCACCAATTACATCCATTCCAGTTGATTCGCTGGTTTTCGAGAAAGCATCTAAAACCATATCTTCTCCTAGTGGGTTTGTGTACTCTATATCTCCATGTCTTCCTTTTTCGGGGTTCCAAAACCATTTAATAGAACCAAAGTAATCAATGGGTTCTCTTTTGAAGGCAACCGTAAGGACTTGTCGTCTTTCTCTCGCCTTGCTTCTAGCATCTATTACTTTGCTTATATCATCAGCTATTTTCTGGTTATCCTCTCCTTGAATACCCGGAGTAACAATGAAGTCTGGCATCTTGGACACAGATATAGCCTTTAATTGGCGCTCTGATTCCCAAATTACATTATCTGACCACTTACCCTCATAGTCTTTCAGCTTTTTGATGTCTACTTGTTTTCCTTCGTAGTATTTCTCGTTTCTCTCCCTATGTTCTTTTAAATTGTGTTTACTTTCGAACTCCTTTTCGTTTACATCTAGTCGATCTGTCAACATCTTCTCTAACTCTTTATCATCAATACCAATATTAAGAGCGTCTTGTTCTACTATCTCGTTTTGTTGGTCGGATTGAGTTTCCATATGTTAATTATACATCAATTTGTCTTGATAGGATTCTATCGATTAAATACTTCTGTCTACAAGATGCATTGCTACATTGAATCACGACTGGAATTTCAACTGGAGCATATCCGGGAGCAATACTCACCAATCTACCCTTGTATTGAAAAACTGGGTTTCTGCACCTTGGGCAGTTAAACATAGTGAAGTCGTTAGTGTAGTTTTCAACAATAGATACCGTAACAACGTCTATATCTTTGATCACGTTTCTGATTTTTACTTTCATACTTTCGGATATTTTCGCTTGCCTTTCTTTATCTTACCAAATGCGTCTAAATCTAGTTTTGTAATCATGGGTTGTTTTGCTTTTAGAGGCTGTTTTTGATGAATACCGCCAATCTTTGTAGAATCTACCCATTTTATCCAAGCCAAGAAATAGGAGACGTCATCAACTGCATGATCCTCGAGGTGTGTATCTAAGTCCTCTGGTTTGTTGTCAGCTGGCATCATCATTGGAATTGTGCGAATTAGGTTGGGACAGTCCTTTGTAATCATCCAGTAAGGTAAATCATCAATCGCAACCCTCATCCAATTCTCCATTGCTGCCCACCGTGCTACCCTATTTCGTGAACCACGTTGGAAAGATGGTCTTATACCCAATAACTCTTCAAAAGCTTTAATCATCTGGTCAGTTATGCTCATTGAGCCATCAGATAGGGGGTTCATCATTGACGGATCGGTTATGATTTTATCAACCTGATTATAATCAAAATCACTCGTAAGGGCTTCTACTTGTTCGTGTGGTGATTTACCTGTTGAATACTCTTCTTTGAATGTTATTATCCTTTTGAATTTAACACCCTCGTATTCAATAGGGACTAATACGTGCTTGTGTGAAGAAAAGGGTGCTGTTCGGCCCCAATCCATTGAATCATAGACTGAATACTCTTTTAGTGGAATGATGCTCTTGTCTAAACCATGTGTTGACCAGTTCCAGCGAGGGAAGAACCTACCAGAACCCTCTTCGAAAGAGGCCATATATTCTTGGTTAAACCATGAAAGCTTACCTTTCTCTTCTGCCTCGTCTCTTTTCTCGTCAATATAATCCACAAAGGTTTTCTTTTCGTGGCTACCTTCAGGCCATGCTAGATTGTCATAGCTTGAGAAATGCCAAGTCATCCAGTCTTTGTGAGACTTAATTATCTTCCCGTGATCAGGTATTATCTTTTTGTGATCACCTTTTAACGCAAAGTCGTGGAAATGATTAAGACCCTTAGGTGTTCCAATATAGAGCATTCTATGATTAGGTGAATCTGCAAGGGCTGGCTCAATAACATCAAACGCTTCTGGTTTCATATCTGCTGACTCATCCCAACCTATAAAATCTATGCCGGACCCTCTAAGTGAATCGTAATTGTCGCTTCCTTTTAATCTAATCCAAGAGTTTGTTTGTTTGAAGAATAAGGAAAGCTCTGATTTGTCTGCCTTACAGATACCCGACTGAACTAGAGGCATGAAATATTTTGTTATATCGGGATCAACCCAATAGATCTCCTTAGCCTGTCTATATAATGGTAGTACTATCCAACTGATCTGACCTTCTAACTGCATGGAGCGCGCAATAGCTTCGTTTAATAGGAGAGCTGACTTACCAAACCTTCTACCGGCTACTACTGTACGATATTTAGCCTCATTCTCATGGATGAGTATTTGGTTGGCGTGTGGGTTGTAAAGTTCTAAATCCATTCATTTATTTGCTTTATAAAATGCTTCTGCGAATCCTCTTGGTGTTATTGCCCTTTTAGCTGCTTGCTTACTGCCTGTTATATCAGAAATACTTGGCAATTTCCGGTTGTTTATTTTGTTTCTTGCAACTTGGTCATCCGTCATCTCAATTGGTTTCCTTGTCGGTTCCTTGAAAAATCCCCATAGGTCTGTTTTTTTTGTATATGGATCACCAAACTCGTAAGGATTGAATGTCATCGCTGGCTTCCCCAAAAATTGTCTTAGGAAACCTGTTGGGTTCTCTAATGCCCAAAACTTTAATGCTCCGTTCTTTGCGTATCTAGGCTTATATCTACACTCCCATATAATATTCATGCACGCTTCTACCACTTCCATTCCTTCTCTAAAGTCTCTTGGTTTCTCTACCTAGGTCTGATTTTAATATCTCTAATAATAGTTTTTCGTTCATATAGCAAAATATCCTTCTACTTTTTCAAAATTCGGATAGATATTGTAAAACCCCCATAAAACATAATAATCTTTGTAATATTTTATCAACTTTCTGGAATAACCGCTTGTCTCTATAATATAAGTCAAAAAATGATATTCTTCGGATGGTAGAAATATTTTCAATGGTAACTTCTTGTATTTAGCAGTCCAGTCACTTATCTGCCTCAACAAATTTGATATCGTAAAAACGTTATGATTGTCTCTTTTATATATAAAGTTTTCGTTCATTTTTCTTGATGTAAAAGTAACATAATAAGTGACAACTCAAACTGGTGATTTTGTGCTATTGCGAGAATTTTAATATTGACTGGCATATTTGACAAAAGAATCCTATCGGTGCTTTCGTGTGTCGTTTTGATTAATTTCTTAACTGTTATATTTTGTTTCATTTTGTTCTTTCTATTCCACCAGCTGGTGATATGTCTTTCCATACCTCCTTTATTTCACTCTTTTTATATTTCTTAAACATTTTCTTGGCTTGTTCTTTTCTAGTAGGTAAATCCTTAACCTTCTCCCAATCTTTTATTGCAGTCATCTCTAGAATAGCAAATGCTTTCTCCAACCCTTCTTTTGTTTTCTCTACCCAATCAATAAATTCATCTGGTACTCGGTCCATTAATTCATCAAAACTTTCGCTATGCCTAAGCAAGTCCCAGATACTTTTTGAGTTAACGCCAGTAACCAGTCTATGAAGCCTTACGTACTCCTCATATTTCATTTTCATTCTGACTCCTGACTTATACCTAATAACAAATCCTTCTGCGTTATCTCGCATAACCTTAGTAATTTCATCTACGCTGTCAAAGCTAAACCTTTTAACTGTGGGTATCTTCCAAGTCTTAGCAAACGCTTCTAGCTCATCGTAGGAAAGCTCCTCGTCTTTATTTATATAGTAGCAAGCAATAAGAAACAAATCTTCAACCTCTCCATAGTTAACCACTATCCTGTTTTGGGGGTATATGATTTCGAACAAGTATGTTTTGTCCTTGTCAAAAGGAACATCTTTATACTTTTTGCGTAAGATTTCATTTGCCTTAATTGCTTGGTCGCTAACAAAGCTACCCCTAGTGGATATGTTTGGTTGGCCTTTAGAGTCAAAGTATAAAATTCCAAGGGAGCCGTCTAGTTTGTCAAACACCTCAAATTCTTCTATGGGTAATGCTGGAAGCTTGCTGTCCTCTCCAGTATGTTCTCCATAGTTAAAAAACTTTTTAAATGGCCTAGCTTTAATGTTGCCTTCAAGGTCAGTTATTAGCCCACGAGCTATTGTGGTTTCTGGTGTCCACTCTTTGCTGAATTGCGCTTTGTGTGTGTAGCTCCAAACCAATAGGTCATCCGTAGGATGCTTTTGTACACTAATAAATTTCTGTTCTACTAGCTCATTAAATTTAGAGAGGTTAATTTTCATTTCCAATTTTCCTTTCTTACCTTCAACAGAAAATCGTTAACCTTATCCACGTTAGTAATCCTCTTGTTTGTTTTATCGTATGCTTTCTCAACCTTTAATTGCCATTCGCTTGTAACCTGAATTACCTCACCAATAGTAAAACCACCTTCCTTGAACTTTCTAACTATCTCTCCAACTGGCGTGTCTGCAACTCTTACTGTAAACGTGCCTGTTTTTAATAGTTCGTATGCGTTATATAAAACCCTCAGATAAGCAGCAGCGTACTTTTCCCTTCGACCATCCTTATTGTCTAAGAACTTTTTTCTTTGGTTTAATCCATATCCAATAAAGGCATTTCTAACATCGATGCTATTCCAAACATGAGGAAATAGGCTTCTCATTTCCATGCCAATTTCATCAGAGTCGGCAATCGGAGCTAGAAAAACCTCAAGAATTGTGGGATTGCTCTTAGTTGCCAAGAAAAGGAAGTGTCCTATTTCGTATGAAGTATCATCAACCTTTCCTTCAATCCAGCTTGTGTGTTTTTTCTTCGGGCCCAAGGCTAGAATCTCATTAGTCGGTTGCACAAAAACTCCCCGATAATCAAAATCGCTATCTTTGTTTGCTAGACCGTGAGCATGAGATCCAACAATCGTTTTTAGTATCGTTTTGTTTTTCATTTATTTTTGCTTTAACGATTCATGGAAGAATATATTGACTGCTCCCTGAATCTCGGTTTGTTGTTTAGGCATTCCTTCCATTCGGTTAAATAACTCTTTGATTGCTGAAACATTGCCTTTAGTACATTCTACCCAAAGTTTCTTGCTCACCGCCTCTTTAAATGATTTTTTGCTTAACGGATCTATCTGCTCACCAACTTCTTCTAACAACTCAGCCCATGCCCAACCCTTAGGTGGCCTACCTTTTCTATTTATGTTAGGATCGCCTTTCTTAAATGGCATTGTTTTTCTATTGTTTTACAGTCTCTATTATAACCCTAAAATTAGCTGGTTGCTGAATACTCATTGTTTTTGCTATCTTCTCTCGTTCGTATTCTCCTACTTCTAATGTGATAGTATACGAACCGTCAACTTTGGGGCCATAGACCTTGATTTTATCCGCTATTATTTCTATCTTGTCTTTCATTTTTCATCTTCTTTTGTAACTTCTTCTATTGTTTCCTCCATTGCTTCTTTTTCTTCTTTTGCTTTTGGATGATCTTTCAGGTAAACCTTTTCTCTACTAGGTCTTCTTACTGAACCTACTCTGCCTTCTTTCTTTTGAATAGGGGCTTTTGCGCTAACTTCACTGTCTTCTTTGAGATTAGAAGGTAACAACCAATAAGAGAATATCTTTTCTTTGGTTTCTCTACCTAGGTCTGATTCTAGTATTTTAAGTAATAGTTTTTCGTTCATTTTATTTTAATATTGCGGGAATGGTACCAAAACAGAAAACATCCATCCTGCTAACCATGCCCAAAACAAAAAGAATAAATGTTCACCAAGTTTCATTTTGTTCTTTCTATCCCCCCCATTGGGCTGATATCTCCCCATACGTTCTTGGCGTTCTTAATCTCTTTTTTAGTATGTATTCCTTCTGTTATCATGGCTTCTGCTCTTTCCGGGTATGCTTCTATAAATTCCTTTGATAGTTGGCCGTCACGGTATTTCTGTACTGTGCTCTTGAAATGTGCTTTTCTTCCTTCTTTTATGTCATCGCTTGTGAACTCAACTTGAGTGCTCGGCTTTTTGAAACTCTTGTGCCTATCCTGACAGGTTTTGCAAGGTAGAACACCTAACTGTGGGTTCTTTATTGCTTTGCCTGCATTACAGTTTGGACATAGCATTTCATTTGACAAAAATGTTATACAGATAAAAATATAAAAACCACATCAATATCCCATAAAGTGCTTGTGCTCTATCAGAATATTCTTCATTAAAAAATTCTCTACCTCCATGAGCCCAATATTCTATTGCTCTTGAACAAGACACCATCCCCCACCAAACTAATGTCCAAAGTATGAACTTCATTTCTTTTCCTCCACTTCAAATGGGATTATGGCTTCGCTTGTAAAAGCCTGAATTGCTACGCTTATACTATTATATATAGCTGATGTTAGTACTCCTGTGGGGTCTACAATTCCCTTATCGATCATATTTACTAGCTCACCTGTCGTGACGTCAACACCAATATTACTATCTGTGTCTTTCAACCTCTCTTTGTATTCCCCGGCATCTAATCCTGCATTACTTAATAGTTTTTCGAAAGGTGATTCTAGCGCGTTCTTCATAATAACTGAGGGCGCTTCTTTATCCTTAATGGTTTTTGCAATATTGAGTAGGGGTATCTCTCCACCAGCCACGATACCGTCTCTTACAGCGGTCTTAGTGGCCTCTACTGCGTCTTCTACCCTCTCTTTTCTCTCTCCCATTTCGATTGCTGTTGCTCCTCCAACTTTAATGACAGCTACCTTACCGGTTAGTTTAGCTAGTCTTTCTTCAAGTTTGGCTACATCAAAACCACCGTCTACATCTTCCATTTGTTTCTTTATAGACTTAATCCTGCCTGCTATTTGTTTTTTATCTCCCTTACCGCCTGTAATTATAGTTGCGTCTTTTGTAGCTTTAATCTTTTCCGCGTATCCTAAGTGTTCAAATTTGACATCCTTCATTTTTATACCTGTGTCTTCGCTGATCATTGTTGCACCGGTAAGAATAGCTATATCATTTAGTAAATCCTTTTGAATGTTTTCAAAAAGCGGAGCCTGTACACAAAGGATGTTCAGTTTGCCATTCATTTTGTTCATTACGAAACTAGGGAGTACATTGCCCTCAAAATCCTGAGCAATTACAAAAAGTGTCTTTCCGTGGGGTATTAATTCTTCAACTATAAAAGGCTGTATCTCTTGAAAGTCGCTTAGTACCATGTCTGTTACAAGAACCCTTGCGCCTTCTAATACGGCAACTGGTTCTTCTTCGCTGGTTATAAAGTGAGGTAATCTCCAACCGTTTTCTATCTGTAGTCCTTCTTGCATGTCCACTGTTGTGTCTCTGCTGTGGCTTTCTTCTACTGTGGATATTCCATCTGCGCCTATATTATAAATAGTTTCACCTATCAACTTACCGATTTCTTTGTTTGCTGAGGATACTGTAGCCACCTGTATCATTTGTTCTACGGTTTTAACCGGAATAGATAGTTTGTGTATTTTAGCGATAACCTCGTCTCTTAACTTCTCTAGGCCGTTTCTTAGGCTCATTGAGTTGGTTCCAGCGGCCACAATCTTGTTGGCCTCTCTTGCTATGCTGTAGGCTAGAATTGTAGAAAGGGTGGTACCATCTCCTACCTCATCAACTTGCTTTTTAGCAGCCTGTAAAATGATGTCAATACCAATCTTCTTGTACTTATCAGAAGTCTTTACACTCTCTAATACCTTCACACCATCGTGAATTACCACTGTTTCGTACCCCTTATCAATAGCTACGTTAGCAGAACGTGGCCCTAGGGTAGAGCTTACAACCCGATCCGCAATCTCCATTCCACTCAATATGGCGCTTCTAGCCTCTTGTCCGTGAATTATTTTATGTTTGTTTTTCATTCCGTTATATTCTCCTTTGTTTGTTTAATACAATTATTGAACACCTCATTTTGTCTATGTCTTTCTGTCGATTGGTGTGTTAAGTCCTTCGCTACATGCGGCAATACACTCAACGCATATTCTTTGCAGAGATTAGAAATATATTCAACAAAGTTTGCTAGTCTTTCTTTTTCCCAATCCTTGTGAAAACAGGCATTATTACAGTCTTCATGCTCGTCTTCAAAGAACTCTGGATAATACTGCTCCTTTATTTTCGTTTTAAGTTGCTTAGTTTTCATTTTTCAATACACCCCTTATATTTTCTACGGGAACAATTTTGTAATCTATATCATTCACCTTCACATCATCTATTCCATAGGTCTTAAAGATCACAACGTCTTTTACTGCAACATTTGAGGGAAGATGTTCACCACTTTCGTGTAACTTGTTCGGTCCTATTGCAACCACAGCTCCCTTAACAGAAGGAGCCTTGGCCTCGTCTTGGGCGATATCAACAGGAGATTCTGAAGATTCAAGTATCTCGATAAGTAGAAATCCTTGAGCTGGAGTAAAGGTCTGATGTATAGTCATCGTTATATTTATATTATACAACACTATCTCTTAGTTTTTCAAATACCTCTTTTGTGAGATCGGAGTCATATTCTATTTTTTGGTGGCAGGGATTACAACTTAGAATTACCTGATCAAAACTTCCTAATAAGTCAGGTTCTGTGTTATACCAGTCTCTTTTGTGCCGGTGAGCAAATCCCAAAGCGTTGTTTATCCAGCACCCATCAAGGCGAAGTTCGCACGATGTTATATCCTTAGCCATAAACTCTTTCTTTAGCTTTGGTAATATCTTCTTCCACGCTTTAGTTTTTCTTCCTGAGTGTTCGCATATTTTCTTTTCTGTTGTTTTCATTTGTTTTTACCTTTGTCTGATATTACACCTGTATATGTTCTGCGAAATAATTTTACAAACTTAGCCCAACATTTGTTACAAATATCCATTTTACTACCATTAGCCACTATTTCATTAGGCTCCTTGGCAATTTGCTCTTTACAGTTATCGCAATAAAATATTTTCATTTATTCTTTCCTTTGTATCTCTTTCACTTTGTTTCAAATTTAACTGTCATAAATTTATCTTCAATACCTAGTCTTTTAATTAAGGGGTTAATAACATTTTTTGAACACCCCGAACAAACCTCAAACCCATGATGATTCCAATGTATCAATGCAGTAGTCCTATTCTTTCTGTTTCCATAACGAATACAATGAGAAGAATACAATGCTTCCTGAACTTTTAGTACTAGATTAACTTTATTCATTTATTCTTTCCTTTGTATCTCTTTCTGCGTATTAATCTTCTCTCCTTAGCCCGAAGGCTAAGGGCAAAAGACTAAAGTTCTTCTAGTCTACTGATGGCACTTCTTAATCTTGTGTTTACATCA